TTCAACGTCAATAGAACGTATAGATCTAAACTGTTTTGGCTCACCAAGAATGCTACAAATGCGGCTGGTTACGGAACAGTGGGGCTTTACAAGCCCAAGCGCAAGTTGCGACTGCTCAAATTGACTTATGCTACTGTTAAAAAACTGATTGAAGATCCAAATACAAGTGCCAACTTGAGGAATGTACTAGAACACACGTGGGGCGGGCCAACGAATACCTATTTAAATCAATACATGAAAATGCGCAGCATTGCATGGGAGGCTTTTTATCAGAAATATAGGGGTCTCACGGAAAGCTATAATCCAAATACGGGAATGGTCAGAACTACACCAATTAATCAAATAAATCAAATATGGAAAAACGCCCAAGGAAATCCTCATAGGGCTGGTCGAATTAGCATTCTAAATATGAATGTAAAAGCATATGGACTTTTAAGAAACAGATTTTCAGACAAATACGATGGTCTCTGGTCCCCCGCTGTGAGATCACCTTATCACGGGCGTTCAAATAGGGAAGGCAAGTTTGGATCTGAACTCGTTATATTCAAGCCCGATGAAGTCCTCGACAAGGAAATTTACTCACCTGAGAATTTACAGAAGAATTTTCAAATGAAAAACAAACTTGCTCGAGAGGCTGCACGGAGAGCGGCCGCTCGTCAATGGAACAGGCCTAAAGCCATCGAGGGCACCGGAACCCACATTTACGCGACAAGGCCTCGAGGAAGGAACGCATCTAATGTGATAGCAGCAAAGAGAGTTGCGAGATGGAACAAGACCTATAATAACAAACGTTTAAATGGACCTGGAAAGGCCTTTTTCAAGAATAATAATTCAATCGTAAATTCAGGATCTCTATTTAAAAACAACAACCGAAATAATTAGTAATGGACTGCAACGATGAGATCATCTCTCTTATCAAGCAGCGTATGGAGAAGGGCCGGAAGGAGTACGGCCACGGCATCGTCCAGAACTCGGGCTACGATTGGCTCAAGGAAGCTCTGGAGGAGGCTCTCGATTTGTCAGTTTATTTATCTGCCAAATTAATAGAGATTAACAATGAACAGAAGGCCAGGGCAACTAATTCATGAGATAAATTTATTCAACTTGACTCATCCAGGTTTCGCGCCTTTGAGCCTAACCTGTGAAAAGAATGGCCCCATGTTTTACGTGTATCTTTTGAACAATGAGAGGGTGGTGTCTGAACTCACGTGCGAACTTGATAGAGAAAATATAAGTATAGAACTTCTGAGGACGAGGGACCCGACGAATAGAGGAAAAAAGTACGCCGAAAAGCTCTTGGGAATTACCCTTTGGTGTGCTAAGCGCGCCGGGTACATGCGTTCAGAGGCGGAAGCCATGTTTTTGTACAACTCACCGCCGACGAAGAGTGGAAGACCACCTAGCGCCCATCTCTTTAACAAATTTGAATTCAATAGGGTCAATACAGGAAGGAATGGAACTGAAAATAGATCTCTAAATTTGAATAGAAATTTATTTGGCGTGAATGCGGTGATTCGTGCTATAAACAATTCTGCACCTAAATTAAATGGAGGCACTAGAACACTCTGAGCGTCGCTTTACCAAGAAACTCATTGACTGCATGGTCCCACCAATGATCGAGTCATTCTGGGAGATTTGGCTGGAGGCCAAGAAGGAGTCCAAGGGCAAGAACCAGACGCTCGTCTTTCAGGAGCTTCTGCGTGCAATCAAGTCCTGGAACAGCTCAATCAGTCTGAAGCAGGCTGACAAGATCAAGACGGCTCAGCCCCTCTTTCAGAATCTCATGGCGGCCGTCTTTATTTGCCACGTCAAGATCCTGATGAATGGCGTGCGGATGGACAAGAAGCCCAAGAAGATTGCTCTCAAGCTTCCAGCCCATGACGTCTTTGTTCAGCGCTGCTATGAGGCGTGTGGCGAGGACATCTACTACCGCCCGAGTGTCATCACGGATCCCTCCACCACGGACGAGATTCGCAACAAGGATCTTCACGAGAGATTTGCATGTAAAATTCAGGGTGTTATCGATGAGTTGATTCCATGGGATGCCATTGTGGGAGACCTGAAGCAAGATGCAAATTTTGATGAAAATGAGGCCGAGGCTGAGGCCGAGGAGGAGAGTCCAGAGGACGCCATGGGCTCGGCGCCACAGGAAGAGCCTGCTGGCGAGTCCATCGAGGAAACAGAGGGCGCAGAGACCAACCATCTGAATGAAATTGCAAATACGACGCAGCCCGTGGCGCAGAGTCCAGGCGGGTCCCAGACTTTCGCCGTCACACCATCCCTTAATCCACCGAGCGTTCAGAAGCTCGACGAGAAGGGTGAGAGCCTGTTTGATGATGCGAGAGAGTAACGTTCAAAAAATAGAGTATTAAAGTAAATGGACAAGTACTTTCGCGAGCCATGGAGCGCAGCTCTCATAGCGGCAGCAGCAACGGTTGGATACGTGTATGCGAGGGGGAAGATGAATGGTCAGGGCAAGATTAAGAACTCGGACTACGCCAAGCCAGCCTTCCTTGTAGCTCTTCTTGTGTTTTTCATCGTGTCCCAGGGAAACGGTCAAGGTGACGCAGTCTCCAAAGAACCTTATTGAATTCTGTAACGAGCATCAAGTCTTGTAACTCTATTCGCTAGGGCCATCAAAATGTCCATTACAGTTCTCCGAGACGCAATGAGAGCATATTTTGTAAGCATACTAGGTGATCCGCGCAAAGTGCGCTCTATTCTATTCAATTGACGTTCTTGTTCCCTAATTTGATTTAGAATTTGATCACGTTCAACATACAAATAACTGAGATATCTTGGACTACTTCTTGGAGAAGTCCGTGTTTTATTTCCCATTAAAGATTACAAATATTAAATTATCAATGTCTTCAGTCAAGGCTTTTGAGAACATCTACCAGCAGTTTCTGGATGATCTTCTTGGAGTGTATCCCGATAATAAGAAGGCGCGCGATGCTCGCGCGGCTCCTGTGACGCGTCAGACGCTTGATCGCTTCATGAAGTACGCCCAGCCCCGCAGCGGTTACCTGACGCAGCGCAAGAAGAAGGGGTTCTTCGACCCCAAGAACCGTTTCATGGTGGATAATGGTGTGTTCGAGGTGATCAATGACTCCAAGGTGAGTGAGAAGACGGTTGATGCCATCTGGAACTATGTGAATAACATGTACATGCTAGGCATGTCCATGGCTATGATCCCCCCAGAGATGCTCGCGATGGTCGAGCAGACGGCCGACAAGTTCGCCAAGGAGGCCACAGAGGGCGGGGGTGAGATGACGGAGGAGAAGCTCATGTCCAGCATGCAGAAGATGATGGCGGGACTGATGTCCGGAAAAAACCTGGGTCAGTAGTAATATGGATCCAAAGGAGATTTTTCGTTCAGACAAGCTTCTTGAATTTTGGCCAACTGGAAAACAGAGCCCCAAGGATCGCGTCGCCTCCACGGCGCGCTTCATAATTTATGCAAGCATCATCATCTGGCTTTTTAATCGTGATGGCCGTGTGTTTGCACTTGGGGGTCTGGTTCTGGCCATTCTTTATTACCTGTCGGTGACCAACATGGTTTCAGGCGGCTCTCAACGCCCGGCGTATGCAGATGGGGTCCAGAGCAGTGTGTTCAGAACGCCAGTGACCATGCCAACTCTGGAAAACCCTATGGGCAATGTGCTCATGACTGATTACATTGATCAGCCAGATCGCCCAGCAGCTGCGTGGTATCCTAGCGTGAAGCAGGAGGTGGCGAATGAGTGGGGCAAGATTCACCCATTTGAGCGCAAGCGCGATGCCGAGCGCAACTTTTACACCATGCCCAGCACGACAATCCCCAACGACCAGACTGCTTTCGCAGAGGCGTCCTATGGAAAGAAGTTTGCGCCAATGTGCAAGGATGGCTCCAATTTCGCTTGCGATCCAGACGAGTGGCGCTTCCACTTCCCCGAGCAGACGCAGATGCGTGCAGGCAACGGGCGTTAAATAATCTTCCCTGTGAATATAAAGATGCCACAGGAGTATTACACGACTTCTGGTATTCAGCTCCAGGCGGGTGGTGTTCAGACTGTTGCCCAAGATACTATGGTGAATCTGGCTGACACGTGGAGTTCCCTCATTCCAGTCGATACCCTAGCCGACAAGAAGGGGTGGGCCGCACAGCCATATGACTTCCCCAATAGCTATATTAACCTGGGCAGCATCCCAGTTCGCGTGCAGGATCCCATGAGCACGTATGCCATGGATCAGAATAACCGTTTTGTTCAGCGTTATGTTGCGAAATAAATTCCTTGTTTAAATTAATGGACCCGCTAGCTCTTGCAGCAGTGGTAGGTTTGGTGTT